ACAAGTTACTATCATAACTTATTACAGCACCTTCTAACAAGACACCTGCAAATAGCAGTGGTGGTACGTTCTTTTCTTCACCCTCTTTTGCAAACTGTTCTCTAGCTGAACGTATAAGTTGCCTTTCTTTTGTAAGGTTATCTAAACCAACTCTTTCAACTACTCTAAAGAATTGCCCATCACCTGCGTGTTTTAATGCTCTTATTAATAATGTGTAGGGTGCTTGAGTAACAGCAGTAGAAAATAAAGCAAACTCACTATTACTTTTTCTTTGTCCTGTTTGGTCTGTAAATGCTGAAGGATAAACAGCTACTATAGGTTGAACTATAGGTTTTTTAACATTAGCTAGTTCTTTAGAATGAAGTTCATCAATTCTAACTACATCATGTTCTTTAAATCTTTGTTCGTATGTATCTTCGTATTGGTCAAATATAGAGCAACTAGAAAGTAAAAGAACCGATAGGAATTGTAATTTCTGTGACTGTGCCATCTGCTTCTGTTATTTTAAGTGTTAAATATGAACCATCAGATGAATACTCTATAGTATTTCCTTCTAATGATATAGTGCCACTGTCTTGTGGCGTTTCACCAAATAAATTAGCGATAAGCTGTCTGCTTAATTCTGCATATACCCTGCTTTCAAAGTTTCTAATAAATCTTTGTACTGTTGAGTTCTCTTTATCTCTTTCTGCTTCTTCAATAGCAGCTTTGATTTCATCTTTAATTACTTTTCTACGGTTAAACTCTTGATTCTCAATCGTAAGATAATGACTTGAGGTGTTTACACCATTGAATGAAGGTGATTTGAACTTGTGTACTATTTGGTCTGCTTTTATATTTTGTACAAATATACCAATAAAAAGAATTGCACCAATTAAAAGAACACCAACTAAAACTTTATAGTTTTCTGCTGCTCTTTTTTCTCTAAGCAAATCAGCTTTACTTGGTCTGCCTACTTTTCTTTTAATCTTTCCTTTGGTCATCTCTATCTGCCTTTGCCAACCTATCGGTGTGCATAAGTTGTGGTACACCTAGTATAGTCTTCAAAAGAGTGTCTTGTCTAATAATCTCATTGTCTACAGAACGCACTCTATCAATTAACGCTACTAATATTCCATGTTGTGAATCTAGTTTTTGACCTAATCTTTGTTCTATTTCAGATATTTGTGCAGATACTTTTTCATCAAGAACATCTACTTTGGTTTCCATACCATCAATTATCTTATTAATTAGTTTCCATATAAATAGACCAAGACCTATAGCTGCTGCTATTGGAAAACCAACTTCATTAATTAATTGAACTACAGCATCCATTAACTTGGCTCACTTGGAAATGTTACATCGTCATAAGATGATGCACTAGAATTAGAGGTTGGTAAATCTCTCAAAGATTGTCTATAAGTTGACCATTCTGTTTTCTTAGAATCTGTTAGAGGGCTATCAGACATTTGTGTCCAGTCTGATTCTGTTAATAAAGTGTTTCTTTCTATTCTGACTGCAATCCAAAAATCAACAGATTGTTCTAAAGGTGAACCATCAATAATTTTGTAAGTTCCAACTTCATAAACTCCTTCTATCACAGACTGATTGGTTTCTAAAGGTATATCACTTAAAGCAACATTTGTAGAACCACTACCAATTATTACTCCAGTTGATGTTATGTACTTTGTATATGAAATCATATTATTGCGTATTGTCTATAAACACATATAGTGATTGATATGTACTTCTTAGTTTGGTTATCCATCTTACTCTCCAAAATACTTTGTTTGCATTTGTTCCTGATGTAGCCAATCCTGTAATAGTACCACTATATGCAAATACATAAGTTCTAAATGTACCAACTGCAAAAGTGACATTTTGTATTCCACCTGCTGCTTGTGTATATGATGAACCACCATTAACACTGTATTCTAAAACACCATTTGTACAGTCACCATAAACACCAGTCCATATGGCTTGATATTGAGCATTATTTCTTACCTCATCAATTGACATACTTAGATATGTACCAGTGCTTGTTGTTTGTGTTGTAAAGTTAGTAGAACCCCTTTGAAACTCACTACCAAAAACAGCTAAAGGTACTGTAGTTCCACTATGGGAAATAATATCAGCACTCACATTTGCAAAATGTTTAACATCTAAAGTGTCAACATTAATTTGCGTACCTGTTATTGTTCCTGATGCTATCTCTGATGCTGTAATTGTATTTGAAGCTATTGCATCTGCTGTCACTGCATTTGCTATAATTTGGTCTGCACCAATAGAATCTGCTGCCATTTGTGTAGCTGTAATAGTTCCACTAACAATATTAGCTGCAACAATCGCATTGGCTGCTACTTTGTCTGCTGTAACTGCATCTGCATTTATCTTGGCTGCTGTTACTGCGTTTGCTTGTATTTGTGTTGCTGTGACTGCATTAGCAGCTATCTCATTTGCTGTAACTGCATTTGCTGTTATCTTTGCACTTGTTATAGCATTAGCAGCAATCTTATCTGTAGTAATTGCATCTGCGTTTATTTTTACAGCAGTAATTGCATTTGTGGCTATGGTGTCAGCAGTTATTGCTCCAGCTTCAATTTTTGCAGTTGTTATAGCATTTGCAATAATTTTACTTGAAACAATCGCATTTGCTTGTATCTTATTACTAGCAATTGAATTAGCTGCAATTTTATCAGCAGTCACAGCATCAGCGTTAATTTTTACAGCAGTTATGGCATTAGATGCAATTGAATCTGCTGTCACAGCACCTGCATTAATCTTAGCAGTAGTTATTGCATTTGCAGTTATCTTTCCAGTTGTTATTGCATTATCCGAAATTTTAGTTTCAGTTATTGCATTGGCTACAAGTTGTGCTGTATCAACAGCGTTATCTGCAAGTTTTGCGTTTGTTACTGCATCTGTGCCTAGTTTTGTATTAGTTACTGCACCTGTAGCAATTTTTGCTGCACTTATAGCACTTGATACTATTTGTGCTGTGTTCACAGCATTATCTGCTAGTTTGGCATTAGTGACTGCATCAACTCCTAACTTAGCTTCAACGATTGCACCTGCTGCTATGACATCACCTTGTATTGCATCAACTGCAATTTTTGCATTTGTGACTGCATCTGTTGCAAGTTTCACAGTGGTTATTGCACCATCTACTATTTCACCTGCACTTACATTAGTGAAGTTACCTGAAGCACTACCAACAAAAGCTGAATGCACATCCGATTGATTTACTGACCTAACCCAAAAGTAATATGTAGTACCTGCTGTCAAACCATCTTGTGTTCCAAATAATGTACTTGTTACTTTGCCATTTAATCCATAAATAGTTTCAACTAAATAAGTATCATCTGTTGGTGTTGTATTTGATGTTCTTCTATATATCTTAGTTGCTTTTAAATCTGCACTGGTTGAATTTGTCCAAGAAACCAGTATGTTAAATGCTTGTCCTGTTGATGCAGTTAAACTTGTTGGAACTGCTGGTGCATCAGTTGGTGCTGCTATTGTTATATTGACTGCACTGGTATAAGAACTAGCTACACCATTAACATCAATATGTCTTGCTTTTACGTTATAAGTTTTACCTACTACAACATTAGGGAGAAGGGCTACAGCAACACCTTTTCCAACAGTAAAGTCTGAGGTATATGCACCATCTGTGCTTAGCTTGTACGCCACCTCTGTCAATGTGACCTTATCGCTAGAGTTATTAGTCCATGATGCTTTTATATCTACTTTAGTTGTAACACCATCTTTATTTGTTTGTTGTGCAAGTGATAAGTTTGATGGTGCTGTTACAGCATATGTACCTGTTCCAACATCACTACCTTCAGATTGTCCAGTTGTATAATCGCTTGTTGCAAAATCAAACACACTAGCTGCAACTTCTTTTAATTCTAATTGTGTAGCCATTACTGGTACATCACCATCTGATATCACTTGCATATTTGTAGAAATAACTTCAAATACTTTTTGACTGTAACTCATTCTTTCATTTGTAAGATAAACCCAGTCATTAGGTTGTAGTCGCATATATTTTAAAGTTACTAAACAAGATATTGATGTGGTTTGTCTTTGGCTTTTAAGTGCTATTCTGCCTAACCTTTGTGCCATAGTATCTGTAACTGTAAATGGCAATTGTGATTCCATTTGTTTTACATAATTAGCTGTTGACTCTCCAGTTGGTGTATCAGCGTTTAACATACCAGTATCTTGATAAACTTCAGCATCAGCAGCAACATAACCCTGTGTTGAGTCTACATATAAAGGTTTAACACTATTAAATAAATTTCCTGAATTAGGATTTGTTTGTATTTGTACTGCATCTAATAAATCATCATCTGTTATAGTTAACGATGGTGTTTGAGTAGCACCTGCAAACACATTAAATTTACCATTAACATAAGACATTTTACCTGCCATAGCACTTAATAAAGATTCTATAATTCCGTTACCATTAGCACTAAAATTAGTGAAACCATTAGCTGTATATCTTTTTTCTGTCGTAGAACCATTAGCCAATGTTACATTTTGTTCGCATATATTAGCAGCACTTGAAAAACCACCTGCGTTTGTCGTGTCATTTATTTCTTCAGATGTAGCTTTTATGCCATATTGTGTATTAGTAAGAAAGTCTCTTATATGTAATGCTGGATTATCAGTCCATACAGTAGCATTACTTCTTGGGTCATAACATTTTTTACCTTTAACTAAAAATGAAATAGCTGGTATACCACCACCAAATTTTTCTGCATCAAAGACCATTTGTAAATAAACATAAGCGACATCACGAAATTTATCAGATGTACCCATAGAACCTAATTGTGCATTCATATATCCATCTACAGCAGTCTGACTGCCATCTTGAAATGTGTATCTCATTAATCTGCCACTACCAAAATTATTGTCATTATCAGTGTTGGTATAATCTGCATTAGTCACTGTATAAACAGTAGAACCATTAATAGTGCTTGTACTTGTTGTTAAATCATTATCATTAATTCTTACAGATGTTAATTCTTCAATTTCATGACCTGCAATAGCAACAACCATGTGTAATAAATAATTATCAGTACCAGTTGTTTCCATGTGAACAATAGTTCCACCAACTCTAGCTTTACCATATATAATTTGTCTTGGTGCTACAGCTTCTCGTGTTGCAAATTTTGTTCCAAAATTACCTGATGAAGCATCAATACCTTTAGATGTCATTTTTCCAATAACACCACCAAGTAATGTGGTTGCAAAAGTAGTCCACATTGCAGCAACAGCCGCACCCTCTAAAGCTGCAATAAAGAGACCACCAGTAGCAACAGAAATATATACTATTAAAGCTGCTATTGCTGCTTGTTTTATTTGCTTAGCCATCTATTCGCCACACCTTTAAAACATTTACATTATTTTTAACGCCTATACCATCATCTGTAGGTGTAAGTACATTCATACCATCTGATATACCAACTAATTCTGATTCTTCTTTATATACAACCAAATCACCTTTGGTCATATATGCTTTACCTATTTCTTTTACACCTTTAGATTTACAAGCCTTTTCAATACTTTTAAGTAAAGTCTTGTTATATGTTTTTATAGCCTTCATAGCACTTTTTTCATCTGTCCATTTAAGACTTTTTGGTATTAAATCTTCATTAGTAATTTTTTTTATAAAAGCATTAGAAAATTTGCAACAATCCCATGAACCCCATTTAAAAGGTTTGTTTTTATTTTTTTCAATAAAAGCGTTAAATTTTATTTCCCAGTCTAAGATTTTTTTCATTCTTCTGCTCTATTTCTTGCAATTGTTGCAGCTCTGCTATTACTACCACTACCAGTTCCACCACTACCTGTATCTGATTGTTTACCCCATACAATCTCTTTGTCTTGCAAAGATGCAACTCTATTGAATCCTGTATCACCATTATGAAGAAAATTTTGTGATTCTTTTGTGTATCTAAAGTTAGATGGTCTATCTAAATCAATTAATCTATTTTCTGCATTTATTGATATGTTAGAACCTTGTGGTGTATCAGTAACAGTTAATGTTGTCATTCTGCCTTTAAATAAAACAAGAGTACCAGCAACTTCATTTGTTTTACCCATTAAATAACCTAAATATAAAGTTATAAATCTATTTTGATAATTTTCTGTTAATGCAAGATTAAGTACAGTAGTGTCCATTCCTGATATACCGACTGATAAACCTGCTGATTTTAAATCAGTGCTTTCTTCTACATTGCTTATTGATAATAATTGACCTGCACCAGTATATGTTTCAGTGTCTATTGTTAAGTCGTCAATACCAGTCCAAACCCTAACAATATCTGTATCAAACTCAGCCTTTACTGCTAAAAATAAAGCCTGTTCATCTGCACCTAGACGATTTACGATAGAACTATCTAATCCTTGTCTAGTTGCCATATTAAATTACCTCAGTACATGAAAAACTTATACCATAGTTGGATATTTTATCTGCTGACCAACTTACTTCATTACTAATTAATCTAAAATTTCCTTTAGGATTTGTAAAAACTACATAATGTCCACTAGCTAAATCTGACCTTAACTTTGGTTCTGTTTTTACAGAATAAAAATCATTTCCTGCATCACTGGTTGCTGTTGCATCTTCTACCACCATAACTAATTGTGCTGGTATTCCTGAAGAACTTGCTGCTGATTGGACACTTAGATAGTCTCCTTTCTTTATAGTGCCATTAGCACCAGTTGTGGATGCCCTAAGAGATAATCCTGTTGCACCTTTAACATTAGTTCTAACCTTGCAACTTGCTGTACTACTTTCAGTTGTAAAATCAGCATCAGTCACTACTACTGTGTTACTTGTGACTGTAGTGACCTTATGTGTACCATTGTTTTCTTCATTAACAGCACCAGTGACTACAATAAAATCACCAACTTTAGTATTTGCAAAAGTAGATGCACCTGCTGTAAGTGTTCCATTAGATGCAAAAGATAAAGTGACACTTGTATTATTAGTTCTTATCTCTGATGTTAAATGTGCTGTTGTATATGTTCCTAAATTGCTTAAAGCATCAGGGTCTGTGAATTTAAAAGTATTTACTGGTCCATTTAAGTCAAGTAAAAAAGATTGCCAATTTAAAGCAACATCTCTACGCATTGGTGGTAATGAGACTTCAGCAGTCCAATACACCCCATCAAATTCTTGTGTTTTAGTTTTACCTGTGAAGGGTGAAACAGTTGTTCCTACAGTTCTTACAAGTGTAAAATTACTTGTTACAAAATTAGGGGTTGTAGGCATTGTTATTAATTTAGCCACCTTGTAACATTCTCCTATAATTACCACCACGCATGGATGCTTCTGCAACAGCACCTTTTGTCACATCAGCTATCTGTGGCATCATTTTCATTACTTCTGCTCTTACAGTAGGTACAACTCCTGTAGCAAAGTTTATTGATTGATTTATTACTGTGGTAGAACCACCGCCCATAGCGTTTTTGCTATTCATGTTGTTCATGATAGTGCCACCAGTATTAGGCACAAATATTTCAGGACCACGTTCACCTACTAATGTTGCTTGACCGCCTTGAACTTTTCCACCACCTGCTCTTGTAGGTAGCTTTTGAAAATCAGCACCACCTAACCCCATTCCATCTGTGTGAAAGATTGCATTTAAAATTTTATTAACAACTGCCATTTGTAAGAATATTGATATTATTTGACTTACAATGTTTTTAGCAAAATCTTTAAAACTATCTAGAGCATTACGACCTTCTAGTAATGCATTAACAAAATTATTAGTAAACGAAAGTGAAATACTTTGTATTGCAGGTGCTAATGCTTCACCAAATGTTTGTGCTACATCTTGACTAGTGTTTTTAATTTCTGATAATTTATTTTCTAATTCAGGTAAAGTATTTATACCTAACTTTGCAAAGGCTTCTTCATTTTGTTTAAAAATTTCACCTAAATTTTCTGATGCAAAAGACAGTTCATCAGAATTACCTTTTAGTTTTTCAATTTCAGCAGATAAAAATGTAAATGAGTTCATCATTTGACCTTTTTGAAAAAGATTTTCTTTTTCTGCATTAGTTAATTTTTTTGTACTTTCTGTAAAACCACTTTGTGCATCTAATAAATCAAATTGTTTATCAACTTCTTTTTCAATTTGCTGCAAAATTAGATTATTAGTATCAATTCTATCTCTAGCTGCTTTAGCAAATTTATTTTTAGCAAGTTTAGTATCTCTATCTATCATTGCTTGAACTTTTCTTTGTTTTTCTGCTAATTTTTCTATGTTTTCAAAAGGGTCATCACCTAGCACAACACCTGTTCCTGCACCACGCATAGCTGCAACAGCAGCACTTATTGAATTAGCAATACTAGTCATTTTGACTGCCATATTACCTAAAAATTCTCCTAAACCTGATTTAAAAACTTCATCTGCTAATTGTTTAAAAGCAATAGTCATATTTGATGTTTTAGTAGAAAGATTGTCCATTTTGGTTTCCATAGCACCACCAAACTTTCTTTCTAAACCATTAATCAAAGCATCTGTGATAAGTTTTGCACCTTCTGCTGTTGCACCGAATTTTGCTATTTCATCTTTAGTCAATCCAAGTTCATCATTTAAAATACCAAGTACATCAATACCTCTATCCATAATCATGTTTAATTCTTCTAGACCTAGACCACCTGAAGCTGACCTCTGTACTGTTCTTACTAGTGCTTCAAATACACCTAGTTGGTCTGTTGATGTTGATGCTGTATCTGCAAAAACCTGCATCATTCTATTGCTTGGTTCAACACCTGCTGATTTAAGTGCAATAAACGCTTTTGTTGCAGTTTCTATTTGAAAAGGTGTTTTTTGTGCAAAATCAAAAACTTTTTGCATTGCAACATCACCTGCTTCTATACTACCAAACACAGTATCAAGTGAATCTTTTAAATCTTCAAATTGTGAACCAACACCTGCTATAACAGATGTCATTTTTGCCATGCCTACTGCAACAGCACCAATTGCTAAAGGACCTGCTAATTTTTTTAATTTACCACCTAAACCTGCTGCACCCATACCAAAAGCAGCACCACCTGTTGCACCAGTTACCTTTATCTTACCTTCTATTTGTTTTAATTCTTTTTTAAGCTGTTTAGTATCAGCTTTAATTTGAATTATTAGTTCATCTACTTTATTAGCCATCAGGATATAACTCCATCATTTCTTCCAACCTTGCAGAATCCATAGGTGCTTCTTCTTCTGTAGAACCATTAAACTGTTTAAAGCCTTTTAAGGCTAGATACATTTCACGAGGGGATATGTTCCAAAAATCGTCAGGTCGCATATTCATCATACCAACACAAATCTTATAGAAGTCAGACCATTGTATTGGTTGAGTATTCACGCTTCCGCTTTTTTTTTATCTACTTCCTCATCTG